AAAGAAACCCCGGCACAAAAGGCGACGGAGAACAAGCCCGCCAAGCCAAAAACTAAAACGGAGACTGAATAAATGAGTAGAGCACTTGAACTTGTACAGCTTGCCAAGGAAGGCAACGCTTCCCGCTTCGGCGACCTGATGGTTGCTGGCATTCAGGAAAAGGTTGTTGCCGCCGTTCAGGCAAAGCGCGCCCGTCTTAGCGAAGGTGAAAATCCATTCGCCAAGAAGGATGACGACAAGGACGAAGACGAAGATGACAAGGACGACAAGAAGTCCAAGTCAGACGATGACGACGACAAGGATGAAAAGTCCAAGGACAAGTCGGACGACGACGATGGAGATGACGACTAATGAAGACGTTTAAACAGTTCTTGGAGACGGTCGAAGCACCGCGCTCCGAAGCAGAACGAAATTTCATCAAGAAGCACGTCGTCAACGTCGATCAGAAGGTCTACCCGAAGAAGGAAGTCCCGACCGAAAAAGACGAAACGCGCGATGCCGACTACAAGGACGGTGAAGACGCGGTTGTCTACGAGACGGTCGATGCTCTGGTCAAGGAAGCCTTGCTGGAAGGTCTGAACCTGAAGGTTGGCGTTCTGAAGTTCACAGACGGCACACAAACCGTGGTCACGCGTGACGCGATCAGCCGTCTCGAAAAGGTCTATGCCAGCACTCAGGACAAGTCGGGCATGGAAAAAGAAATCAAATCTTCGAAGGATAACTTTGAAGCTCTTGTGGCTTTGGGAGACTAATTCAAATGTCTATGCTTCTCATTACGGAACTTACTGAAACTATCCAGTTCCTTAAAGAAACAACGGAAGATGGTGCAAAGAAATACTTCATCGAAGGCATCATCATGCAGGGTAATATCAAGAACCGTAATGGACGCATTTACCCGACCGAAATTCTTTCTCAGGAAGTTGATCGATATACTGAAGAGTACATCAATCGCAACAAGGCATACGGTGAGTTGGACCATCCGACAACCCCGACTGTTAGCCTTGAGCGGGCCTCGCATATGTTCACTGATCTTCGCGTTGAAGGCAACGACGTTGTCGGTCGCGCGCGTGTCATGACATCCCTGCCAATGGGCAAGATCGTTGCGGGCCTCATCGAAGAAGGTGCCAACCTTGGCATTTCCTCGCGTGGTCTTGGGGCGGTCAAGAAGAACTCGGCAGGCATCATGGAAGTTGCCCAGTTCCGTCTTCAAACCCCGGGTGATCTTGTCGCCGATCCATCAGGACCGAACTGCTACGTTCAGGGCATCATGGAAGGTGTTGAGTTCTACTTCGACGTTGCCTCGCAATCTTGGGAACAGAAGGCACTTCAAGTTGTCGAGGAGCATATTGAAGAAATCCACAAGAATTACAAGCAAATTGACGAAGCTAAGGCGTTCCTGATGTTCAATCAGTTCCTTGAAAGCCTCAAGAATTCGTAATCACTAAATAATTTAAATTTCTAATCTAGGAGATTAACGATGACGAAAGAATTGATCGAAGCAAAGGCGACGGGTGAAGACTCCGTAGCTGCCGATCCGGTCACTGGTGCTGGTGGTGAAGTCCAAAAGCGCAAGGCTGACAAAGAACTAAAGAATGGCGGCTCGGCAGATAATGTCGAGAAGTTCGTAAAGACGCCTGAAGGTTCGAATGACGCTGGTCTGCATGAAGCCGTTAAGGGCCTCTTTGCAGGCGAAGAGTTCTCGGAAGAGTTCAAGGCAAAGGCTGCTGTTGTTTTCGAAGCTGCTGTTCGCGAACAGGTTGCCGCTGCTGTTGCTGCCTTCACTGAAGCTAAGGAAGCCGAATACGCTGCCAAGCTTGAAGAAGCATCTGTTGCTGTTGAAAAAGACCTTTCCGAAACGGTTGAACAGTTCATGGAATTCACTTCCAAGAAGTGGCTTGACGAGAACGCTGTTGCTGTTGAGTCCGGTCTCAAGGTCGAACTTGCTGAATCGCTTCTCGACGGTCTGAAGAGCCTGTTCGTTGAACACAACGTTGTTGTCGATGAGTCCAAGGTTGACACGATCAACGAAATGGCAACCGAACTCGACGTTGTTACGAAGAAGTTCTCTGCTTCCGTCAAGGAAAACGCTGAACTGTCTGAACAGATCATTGCACTCAAGAACGAAATCGCTTTTGCCGATCTTGCTGAAGGTCTTGCTGACACTCAGGTCGAAAAGCTTCGTTCGCTTGCTGAAAACGTACAGTCCGCCTCCACCGACGACTACGTGTCCAAGGTCAAGGCACTTCGCGAATCCTTCTTCAATGAAGCTGCCGTTGTCGCTCAATCCGACGTAACGGAAACCCTCACGGAAGAAGTAGCTGCCGTAACTGGTCCCTCTGGCACACCGGAAATGGTTTCTCTTGCTGAAGCGCTCTCGCGTTTCGCCAAGTAAAAAATTTCCTAAATAGATTTAAATATTTAACTTAAGGAGAGTTAATCCAAATGTTGACTGAAGACGTAAAGAAGAAGTGGGCACCAGTTCTTGAGCACGACAAGTTCGCGCCGATCAAGGACTCCCACCGCGCTGGCGTCACTGCCATGGTTCTTGAAAATACCGAAAATGTTCTCCGCTCCGAAGGCGCAATGAACATGTCCGGTCTGCTTCAGGAATCGGCACCGACGACCAACACTGGCAACGTTGCCAACTACGACCCGGTTCTGATCTCGCTCGTTCGTCGCGCGATGCCTAACCTGATCGCTTACGACATTGCTGGCGTTCAGCCGATGACCGGTCCTACGGGCCTCATCTTCGCAATGCGTTCGAAGTACGTTGATCCGGCAAACTCGGCTGTTAAGACTGAAGCATTCTACAACGAAGCCAACACGGCGTTCAGCGGCACTGGTTCGCAGATCGGCGCACTCGGCTCCGTAGTTGGTGCTAACGTTGCCAACACCTCGCTGTTCGCTTCTGGTGCGGGCCTCTCGACGGCTGCTGCTGAAGCACTCGGCGATGCTGCCAACAATGCTTTCCACGAAATGACCTTCGACATCGAAAAGGTTACCGTGACTGCAAAGAGCCGCGCTCTGAAGGCTGAATACTCCAGCGAAATCGCACAGGACTTGAAGGCAATTCACGGTCTTGACGCTGAAACCGAACTGGCGAACATGCTCGCTGCTGAACTGCTCACGGACATCAACCGCGAACTCATCCGCACGATCTACGCTACTTCGAAGATTGGCGCTGCTGAAACCACGACTGCTGGCACGTTCGACCTTGACGTTGACTCTAACGGTCGCTGGTCGGTAGAAAAGTTCAAGGGCCTGATGTTCCAAATCGAGCGCGAAGCCAACGCCATCGCTCGCGAAACCCGTCGCGGTAAGGGTAACATCATCATCTGCTCTTCGGACGTTGCGTCTGCTCTGCAAATGGCTGGTATCCTTGACTACGCCCCTGCTCTCAACAGCAACAACGGTCTGTCCCCGGACGACACTGGCAACACCTTCATCGGCGTTCTCAACGGTCGTTTCCGCGTGTACATCGATCCGTACGCTGGTGCGAACTACCTGATCGTCGGCTACAAGGGTGCAAACACCTACGACGCCGGTCTGTTCTACGCTCCTTACGTTCCGCTTCAGATGGTTCGTGCAGTTGGCGAGAATAGCTTCCAGTCGAAGATTGGCTTCAAAACCCGTTACGGTATTGTTGCTAACCCCTTCGCACAGGGCCTGACTCAGGGCAACGGCGCACTGGTTGCCAACTCCAACGTTTACTACCGTCGTGTAGCTGTTACGAACCTTCTCTAATCAGAAGGTTCCTGACGGAACGTTTCAACCCCGGGCTTCACGGCTCGGGGTTTTTTCGTGACTCTTCCACGACCTGTACATGAACTTCCGTGGCAACGGTTCCAGCCAACAACAATGGATAGCGAAGATTGCCATCGACACATAGTTCTGCGATGCATTCCTCAAACTCTTCTTTGTACATGTTGTTTCTGGCAAGACGGATTATCTCCAATCCCTCGCGTGTCAGATTTTTAAAACGTTCGATATCTCTTTCCATTAGCCTCTCGTCGCCGGTCAATTTTCAAAACGTCTAGCAGGCAAGCCTATCCCGGTCAAGCCCGCGTATAAATAATTGAAACAAATCCCAAGGAAATTCGCCGTGTCTAACAACCTGCTTCAAAGCATCGACTTTCAGTTCTCAATCAAGCGGCTGAAGGAAACCAACTACTTCATTCAGCGGGCGAGCATTCCCGGTATCCAGCTTGGCGACTCGGAGCAACCGAACCGGTTTGGCGGTCGCATCTATTATCCCGGTCAGAAGCTCAACCATGACGAACTCTCCATCACCTTCAAGGTCGATGAGGACATGGCAAACTGGCTTGAGGTGTATGGCTGGCTGATCGGTCTATCGGCACCGCAACAAGCTGAACAGTTCACCAAGCTTGCCACCTCCGGAGACGGTTGGGTGTCGGATGCAACCCTGATCGTAATGTCCTCGCAGAAGAACCCCCTCCACCAGTTCACCTTCCGAAACCTGTTCCCCAAAACTCTTTCTGAAATCGAATTAGACGTGACGCAGACCGACATCACCTTCGTCACTGCCACCGCGACTTTCCAATATGACTACATGGATTACCAGAACATTAAAAAGGTATAATGAATGACGCTTGACGAACTCCACGAAATGTGGGGCACCGATGGAGCTATTGATGAAACAAAGATCAATAGAGAATGCATCAACATCCCGTTCCTACATAATAAATACTATATGAAATACTCTCAAGAAAAGCTTCGCTTGCTTAAACTTGAGGCAGACTACAAGAAGCTAGTACAGGTCAAAGACGATTATTACCGGGGAATACTTGACCCCGATGAATTGAAGAAACGCGGTTGGCTCCCCTGCCCGTTGAAGCTTCGCCCATCAGAAATCCCCAAATACATCGAAACCGACGACGACATCATCAATCTCTCCCTGAAGATTGGATACCAAGACACGATTGTCGATTTCCTCAAGAGCATCGTTGCCAGCATCAATTATCGAAGCAACGTCCTGAAAAATTACATTGATCACAAGAAATTTGAGGCTGGCGGCTACTAAGCCAGCAACCCCGCATGGATAAGATTACCCTAGTTAAAATCAACGACATCCACATGAAGGTGGTGTGCGACCCGGGCTTGAAAATGGAGCTTGGCGAATTCTTCACCTTTGAGGTTCCCGGCTACAAGCACATGCCAGCCTTCAAGCAGGGTAGATGGGACGGCAAGATCAAGCTGCTCAATCCGATGATCGGCAACCTTTACGTGGGGCTTCTTCCTCGCGTAAAGGAATTTTGCCAGAAGCGCGATTATGTTCTGGACATCGATCCTGATCTAGTCCCGACCGAGAAGGTTCCTCGGGATGTCGGGGATGGCTTGGCAGAACTTTACAAGACCAAGCACAAGCCACGCTGGTATCAGAACGACACGGTGTTCTATGGTCTGTCGCGCAAGCGTGCGATCTTCCTGTCGGCAACATCATCGGGGAAGAGCTTTTCGATCTATCTGACCACTCGCTATCTGGTCCAGACCGGGAAGAAAGTCCTGATCATTGTTCCGACCAAGGCCCTCGTACGGCAGATGTCAAAGGATTTCATCGACTATAACAATGGCGTTGATCCTTTCACCATGCACCAGATCGAAGGCGGGGTGGATAAGAACGTTGACGCTCAGGTGACAATCTCCACATGGCAGTCGATCTATAAGCAGGATGTCAAGTGGTTCGCCAAGTTCGAAGGAATCATCGGGGATGAGTGCCATGAATTTAAAGCAAAGAGCTTGATCGAAATCATGGAAAAGACCCCCGAGTGTGAGTACAAGCTTGGCTTTACCGGGACGCTCGACGGCACCCAGTGCAATCAGATGGTCCTTGAAGGGCTATTTGGGGAAGCCATCCCGATTGTCGATACCAAGACCCTGATCGAAGACGGCACCCTCGTTAAGTTCGATATTCAATGCATCGTTGCCGACTACCATCCGACCGTCAAGAAGGTGATGAAGAAGAAGGACTATCAGACCGAAATCGACTTCCTTGTCCAGTATGAGCCCCGCAACAAGTTTATTCGAAACCTTGCATGGAACCTGAAGGGCAATACCTTGATCCTGTTCCAATTCGTGGACAAGCATGGTAAGGTATTGGCTGAGATGCTGAAGAAGGAAGGTATCCAAGTCCTTCTGGTGTCTGGTGAGGATTCGACCGACTACCGCGAAAAAGTCCGGGAAATCACCGAAGCCAATAATAATGTCATTGTCATCGCCTCCTATGGTGTGTTCCAGCGCGGCATTAACATCGTCAATCTCGATAATCTGATCTTTGCTCATCCGTCCAAGTCGAAGATACGCAACCTTCAGTCCATCGGACGTGTCCTGAGACGCGGTATAAATAATACCAGATCAACCCTCTA